TAGTCTCCGCGACGTGTGCGATTCTAAATGGCTTACCGAATAACCGATGATACATCAGAAGCTGTGCGTTCTTGTTTGAGTCGATAGTCGAGTCAAGCGCCACCAGATAGCCTGTATGCCCCGCTGGGATGGTGTAGACCGCCATGAGGGTTTGAGCATAGCCTACGTCTATCTGCGCCACAACAGTCCCTGACGCGCTCACAGTGCGGGCTGTAATCGTGCCAACGTTAGCGCCGTCTTCGTAAGTCATTCGGAATACACGGATGAAGGTATTTGTAGTCGTTACTGCTGAAGTGCCTGTTAGCGTGACCGTTTCTGTCTGCTCGTGATAGTTAGCATCTAAACCCTCAATGGTCAGCACCGCTGTATCACTGGCACTTGTGCTAATGCAGTAGATAGTTTGGGCGCTAGAAAGTGACGCCCAAGGGTAAAGCTCGCCACCTGTCCATACACTTTCAGGGTCAGTCGCTTGGTCGATGTCGAAGTTAGCGCCAAACTTGTGAACTATCTTTGAGTTGCTAATCGAACCACGAGCAACGTCGAGATAGACGTTAGGGGTAGGGTGATCAGTGTGAAATTGATACATTAGTTAAGCCATTGCGCCACAACTATTGCGCCCAGTATGAAAGGGTAGATAGCCAACACTGAGTGACTGACACCTTTAAGGTCTTTGCGCACCTCGTCAATGTCCTTGCGTGTGTCGTCGATTTTTTCATCAAGCCGCTTTAGCCGCTCCTCGCATTGCGCTTCATGCGTTGCTAACTTCGAAAGTGCTTCTTCAGCAAGATTCATGTTATCGTCCCAGTGGGTTGGCAAGTTCATCCATTGCAGTCCACGCATCATCCATATCTCTTTGCAGACGTTTAATGCGTTCGTCAATGTTACTCAGTGCCTCCATTTTAGCATTGACTGTGATGACAGTCTCGCTGTTCGATTTCTCTACTGCGGCAACCCTATCCCGTAGCGGTAATAAGTCGCGCTGTAATTCCATAATCTGTGACAGGCTAGTCGATAGCTCGCTTAACTTGCCTTGCAATTCGCCGACGTTATTGTCGTCTAGTTGCTGTTGCATGTTAGATATACTGACCTGATAGCCCTGTAGCGTCTCAGATTGCGCTGTACGCAAGTCCTCGAATCTACCCTCTATGACTGCCGTGCCTGACGTAGCATCGCTCACAGCGCCCTCAAGCGCCTCTAGTCGGCCAAAGAACTCAGACGTTGTCCAGATGCCTCCGCCAATTGTAGAAGCAAAGGTGAATAAAATGGCTATCCAGACGCCTTTAATCTGTGTGCCGCCGACATTCAGTTCTAAATCTTCAATCGCCATTGTTGTAACACGCCTCGGGGTCAGCCGCGAACCAGCAACCACCTTCTGGGGATGTGTAGAAGAATGGCATTGTCTCGCCTTCGGTCAAAACTTCCTCAACGGTCACGTAGTAATTAGCGAGGTTGAGTCCTTGGATAGTAGAGCCGCCATCAAACGACACCCATACTGATTGTGTGGCCGAATCAAAGAATACACTCGCCGCCTCTTGGTAGGTAACTCGTAAGTCGTAGGCCATGTCATTAGCTTGCTCTAACAGCGTCTCATCATTAGCCACTGCCATGTATGCCGCCGCTACCTGTGTGGCTTCGTGTACAGCTACCAGCGCATCGTTGTACTGGTCTACCTCTTGGTCTTCAAGGGTGACGTCATTGGCCGCGATATACTCTTGCAGGGCCATTGCTTGTCTTTCGTCTTGCGCCTCTGCCGCGTCCACCGCCATCTCGTTTACAGTCGCCACCTCAATCAGCACCTGTGCGGCTTCGACATAGGTATCAATAGCCTGACTGACAGCGTCCATAGCGGTCGAGGCTTGGTCGTCAAAGTATTGCTGTGCGTTGGGGTCGTAGGTGTAGGTCTGATTCTGTACCGCCAAGACTGCGGCGTTGTAGGCGTCCTGCTTCGCTTTATCGAGTAGTCCTTGGTCTACAGTGCCGTCAGGCGTCAGCCATCCTTGGCCTGCGTAAGAGTCTGCGCCTGCAATTGCTTGTATGCCGTATTTGAAGGTGTTGCGGATATCTTGCGAGGCGTTGATAAGGTTGTCTATTTCATTCGCCTGAGCTGGTACGGTAACGCTCAGACAGACTGCTAGTAGGTACCTCTGCCTCATCTGTCTCCACCCCCATGCCCAATATTGCGTCGTAGAACTCCTTGTCGTCGAGGTAGTCAGGAATCAAAAGCTCGGGTCGCTGTTTGATTTCTAGCATTGCCCGCTTACCGACAATTATCTTCCCGTATTTTACCACTGGGCAGGGTGTCGCCGCCATGAGCATTGCTCGCCAAACATTCGGGTTTTGACACATCAGACTGACTGCGCCTATTTTTAAGCCCATATTTGATAAGGTTATTGCGTTCCTTCGGCGATTACATTCCTCGTCCTGAATGTATTTACCAGACGACACGCCAATGCCCACTAGTTGTAAGCCGCCAGAGATAGATTGCAGGCACGATTCGCTACCGCTGGACATAAGTGATGGGCTGACAGCAGTATTCGCTGGCATGGTTGAGCCAGCGTTAGGGCCAGAGTTGTTAGTCGTGCGGTTGTTATTGTTTGATCCAATCTGATTGGTATTCAAATCGCCCTCGTTACGAATACCGTTGTCACGCTCAACACCATTCCCGTCCGTAGGCAGTTCTGGCGGTGGGTCAACTTCTGGAACGGGTTCAATATCCTGCCCGAAGGCAGGCATTGAGATACTAATCGCCAGCAGTAGGCTCGTCGTAATCCTCATCAGATATGACCTCAGATTCAAGGGATTGTGCGAGCATATTTACAAACGCATCGCGACCTACTGATAACTGGTCTACGTTAAACCTTGCGCTGGACAGCTTACGGTCTAGGTCTTTGATGTGGTTAATGCACGTGACCTGTTCGTCGGTCATGTCTTCGATGAAGTACTCTTTGTCGTTCACTGTGATGGGGGTTTTTTCGTCTTTACCCATGTCAGCTTCTCCTTACTGTTTTGCTTTGCCGATGTTTACGGCTAACACCTCCAGCACTTTGTACAACTTAGCAATCCAAACGTCGTCTTTCGGCGTTGGGGTGAGGGCCGCGATTATGGAGGCTGTCGCAACAACCGCCGTGGCTATGTTCGCAATATCTGTGATGATAGACAAGTCCATTACCAAGGCATCCCATCAGCAGACACAGGATTCTTTTGACCTTCGATGTTAGCTGTCAGTGCCGCCTCAGTAGCACTCTGGTCTACCTCTGCGTGTACCCAGCCCATAACTACTTCTTCAGTCAGACTGTCGTAAGCAACAAAGTCATCAGCATCAGCGTCTGGTGTAAAGCCTACAGTTCCGTATGCAGAGGCAGTGAATGTGTCGTCACCAACAGTTTCTTCTTCAGTAACACGCCAGTGTGCAACGGTTACACCGCCGTCTGCCACGTTACGCTCAAGGTTTGCGATAGTCCATGTAGCCATGTCTTAGTCTCCAAATACTGCGTCACAGATTGAACGCACGTTAGCGGGTTCAGATGAGTAGTCGTCACCTGATTGAATTACATGACGGTGATACGACTGTGAAATTACAGCGCCGTCTTCGAGTACCTTAGTAGCAGTCCGTACTTGAACAGAGGTTACGTCGTTGCCGTCCTCGTCTTGTCCTGTGACTACTTCGATTTTGTCTGCTGTTACGCTTTTAGTTAATGCCATTGTCTTTCTCCTTTAGTCCGTCTCAAGAATCCACTTGAGATAATTAAGCGGCTTCGTAAGTAAGGCCGAATTGGATTAATTTACCTGAACCTGATTCTACATCAGCACTTGGGAAAACCACTGTATATTGCGTTGCATTACTGCCCGTTGTGTTAACAACAGCACCTAAAATCCGAGAATTATCATTTGACCCAAAATTAGCGAAAGCACTTCCAGTAGCAGGTGAATCGGCATCATATTGAGAAAAAGGCAGGGTAAACGTAATACGAACTTCTGTAGTAGCGGATGTAACAGTAAGGTTAAAATTGCCTTGCAGTGTTACTAATCTTCCAATTTTAGTATAAGTAAGATTTGCGGTAGTTACGCTAGAGCAGTTAGATAAAACTAGGGTACCGCCTGTCCACGTCCCTTCTTCGTAGTCGTCTAGATAATTGGCTGAACCTGTGCCGCCTAGGTACGCACCGCCTAACAGGTAAAGGTCTTTGAAGCCGTTATTTGAATTACCTAAAGAAACTTTACCGTTAACTTCAGTGCCAGACTCATTAGTTGGAGTTATGTGACGTAGTGTATCTCCGCCTGCTCCAGCTCCTGTTAAACCTGCGCCTTGCCCAGAACGAGGGTCTAGAATTATGGTAGAAACAACACCTGCTCTAGATTGAATACTACCGACTGCTGAGCCGTCTTTGTACAGCCCAACTAGAGTACCATCGTTAGAAAGTCGATTGACTTCTATACAAGCGGCTTCGTTGACAATAAATTGACCTCCACCATCAGGCGTTAATCGACTACCAGCGGTTGAAAAACTTGTACCAGTCTTACCAACCAACAAGTTGCCGCTTGCATCTAGCGTCATAGCTTGAGAAAACGAAACGGTATTGCCAGCAGTGCCAGAGCCTGCTTGGAAAAACTTAAATGCTCCGTCAGATTCTAAATTAAGCATCTGAGCATAGCCGTCTGCTATGTAACTCCATGCTCCGCTTTGGAAGGCATTTCTACCAAAACCTACGTTAGTAACATTGTCCTGCTGAAAAAAACCGCTTTCACGAATTTGTAGCACTCTATTTGCACTACTACCCCAATTACTAGGCGTGACACCAATGCCCACCTGTCCACTGGAGTCGATAGCAAACGCATCATTTGAATTAACATTAATTTTAAAACCTTGACCGTCGCCAAGTGTTGAGCCAAATAACTTAACAGGGTTATAGCCATCTGTGCGCTGAAGCCAAAGCTCTGCCGCCGCTCCTGATTTTCCAACATGTAAAGGTGCAGACGGACTAGTGCCAATACCAACATTCCCGCTAGTAGTAATAACAAAATGGTTACTTAAGGTATCAGCGCCAAAAACATTGCCATCAGTAGACGTATCTTGATAGCCAATAACAAAATTATTACTTTTGCTTGTAGCAGTTGCTAATAATCCCCAGTTGTGACTGCCAGTTGATAATCCAACGACGGCTCCATCACTACCTGTGTCATTTGCACGAACTTGTATTCGGCCTTCTACAGCGTCAAATAAAGCTACAGCATTAGTGTCTCTAGCCGTTCCTGATACAGCGCTTGTGACTGTGTGAAGCGTTGTTAAAACATTGCTAGTACCAATACCCAAAGACTCCGCAGACGCATCCCAGAACAACTTCGCAGTTGTGCCAGTGTCTTCGTAGAAGCTGATGTCTCCGTTTGACCCGATTTTCAATCTGTCTCGAACAGCAACACCTGCGCCTGACGTGGAAATAACATAGTTCATGCCGCCAGAAACATCAGCATATTCTGTTCTAACTTTGGCGCTAACTTGGGTGCCGTCAGTAGCATAGTATTCAGATTTATGATGAACCTGATCAACAACAACAGAGCCGTCAGTATCAGTAAATTTAAAGTCTAGATTAGACGAATCTGTTCGAGCAGATATTTCAAGTGCTGGGTCGCTTGCTGTATCACTTAATGTGGCTCTGTTAATTGAAGCATCACCATCAACAGTCAAACCATCAGCCGTCACAGTACCCGTTACGTCTACTGCTCCTGCTTCAAATCTAGCAACCTCAGTTGTGCCATCAAATATTTCGACTCTTGAACCAGAATCAACACCGTTGACATCTGCCGTAATTCTTAGGTTGTCACTAGCAGACAAAATTGTATGGCTTAGGTTTGTAACGCTTGAATCATTAAAAGTTATTGTTGGATTAGTATCGCCTAGCGTTATATCACCCGTTACGTCGATGCCTGTGGAGGTGGTGGCTAGTTTTTCTGCCCCCGAATAAAACAACGAAACTTTGTTACCTCGTTGCATATACACATAGTTATCACCAGAAGTGCCGTCTTCGATTGTTACCGCATCTCTTGCCTGTATAACTAATTCGCCAGTTCCTACTTCAGAAATGTAACTATTAGACCCATCATGGTAAATCTGTAGGTCATTGCCAGCACCGAAGATAGCCTTGTCGTTGTCACCGAATGACACGTTGCCTGTAAACGAGCCTGTCGTGAAGTTACCTGCCGCAGGCGTAGTGCCACCGATAGTTGTTCCGTCGATACTCCCGCCGTCAATGTTGGCTGTTGTACTGCCGCCGTATGTTACTTTGACGTTGCCACCAGAGCGCACAGCGATAAGCGTGTCGCCCCCTTGAATCACACCGCCGTCTGATAATTCGCTGATTTTTGACATCTTCGTAACCTTTTAAATGATGGGTTAATTTTACACCTAATCTGTACTTCGTTGTTCGCTAACTATGGCTCTATGTGCGCAAGTAGCTCTGGCTCACCTGTATCAGGATGCACAAACGAGGCTATCCAATAATGCTTAACGTCCGAGGATGTGTCAGCCGCAACCGCATCCTCTGCCAAAGTTGGGTTGTCATAACTACCGATGACGACAAATTCGTCGTTACTTTGTTTTGTATATCCAGCAACAATCGCCATGCAATCCTCACGTCATTAAGTAAATTTGAGTTTCTACAGCCGACAAACTCAATGTCCCGCTTGACCTACCCAATGTATAAACTTGAATTCGGTAATCTTCTGCCGTTGAGCTTTTCGCAAGCGCCTGATTCAAAGGCAATGTCAGCAAGGTCGAGATAGAGCCTACATCGGGTATTGGATACCTTTGAGCGCCTTGCCCGTCATCTAACCACGAGCCACTAGAAATCCATCTATCGGCGTTGTAATACAGGCTTCCTGTTGTATATGTCGGCGTCGATTGCTGTGAGCCACTATAAATAATGCGTGTCCGATTCGTGACACTCTTATACTCAACCGCTTGCGGCTTTGACACGTCGCTGGGTGAAGTCTGAGACTGTGCGATTCCACCATATGCGTCAATTTCTTTTGTATGGTTGCCGCTTATCTCAACATAATGCGTATACGGCGAGCCAGTTGTGCCTGACCCTACAATGCCAACAACGCCACCAATCAATGTGCCTGATGATTGTCCTTTACTCTTTCGCTCAAATTTCATGACTAGAATGCAATCATCTAGTGAGGTCGAGGGAATATACTTAACCTTTCCGTTTAAGCTCGCATATTTGTTTAGCGAACTATCTGGCGCAGGGATTCCAAATTCAGCAAACGTATTTTCATTAGACGAACCTTCTGGGACGCTATGATAGGGGTAGACGAAAACACTCAGATTGAATACTTCTGAAACGTCACCTGATAAGTTTGCTACTTGCAGGTTTGTTATCGTAGTTAAGTCGCCATCAAGTGAGATAACTTGATCGTCGCCTATCTCATTGTCACCGATAGCATTGCCCTGAATTGTACCTGTAGCAATTAAGTCGCCATCAATCTCTACATTAGCGCTAAATGAAACTGTACCTGTGGTCGTGTCTACTGCAAACGGCGTTGTGGTCTGTGTCTCGTCATCCGATACCAGTGCAAACTGGTCAGCCTGAATGGTAAAGCTCGAGCCAGTAGCATCTGCTGTAGCCTTGAAGCCCGAAATATTGCCGCCAGCAGTAACAGTCAAAAACGCCTCTGCTTCAAGGTCAGTGATTGCTGTGCTATTTGCCGCCGCTGTTGTCGATGCACCCGATGCTACGGTTGCCGTCGCCGCGAGGCCAGTACTAGGGTCGTTGATGGTAGAGGTTAGCGAGCTAATGCTTGATGCGTTAGACGTGATGTTACCTTCAGCCGTAGTAACTCGCGTATCTAAGCCAGACACCGCTGTGGCATTGGTTGTGATATTGCCTTCGGCTGTCGTAAGGTCAGACTGTAGCGTTGTGATGTCACTTGCCTGACTTGTAATCGTACCTTCTGCACTAGTAACTCGTGTATCGAGTGCGGAGATAGCTGAGGCGTTGCTAGTAATATTACCTTCAGCTGTAGTCACATCTGATTGCAGACTAGTTATGTCCGACGAGTTTGACGTAATGTTGCCTTCAGCAGTCGTGACTCTAGTTGTCAGTCCGCTAATCGCCGTGGCATTCGTACTAATGTCACCCTCAGCAGATGTCACATCCGATTGTAAAGTGGTGATGTCTGACGCCTGCGACGTGATAGTGCCTTCTGCGCTGGTCAGGCGTGTATCGAGTCCACTGATAGCTGTGGCGTTGGTTGTGACGTTGCCATTAGTCGTTGTCAGGCTAGTCTCTAGCGATGTGATATCAGAGGCGTTCGTGCTTATGTTGCCCTCTGCCGTAGTCACTCGCGTGGTCAGGTTTGTCAGTCCTGTCGCGTTAGCCGTGATATCGCCTTCTGCCGTTGTAAGGTCAGATTGCAACGTGGTCACATCGGAACTAAGGCTAGTGATACTGCCTTCTGCTGATGTCACACGGGTTGTCAGTCCACTAATGGCAGTGCTGTTTGTGCTGATGTTTGTTTCAGCACTATCTAGCTCTGACTGTAGAGTAGTGATGTCCGATGCTTGAGAGGTTATCGACCCCTCTGCTGTAGTCACGCGAGTCGTGAGGCTAGTGATCGCGCCTGCGTTAGTTGTGACCGTGCCGTCTAATGTAGTTAGGTCGGACTGCAAGGTTGTGATGTCTGATGCCTGAGAGGTAATGCTACCCTCTGCGCTTGTCACGCGAGCATCTAAGGCGTTAGTCGCTGTGCTGGTTGCGCTGGCTACGTCAGTCGGCAAGTTCAGCAGTAGCTCGCCACCCGCCTCTGTTTGGATAACATTGTCTGACTCGTCTTGTATTGTAGTCAGGTCATCAAGCGATGCTTCTAGCGTCGTGATGTCACTAGCACTAGACGTGATGTTTCCTTCTGCTGTTGTGACACGTGTACTGAGTGATGAGATAGCACTAGCGTTAGCGGCGACACCTGTACTGCCGTCGTTCACTGTAGTCTCTAGGGCCGTAATGTCAGACGCTTGCGAGGTAATGCTTCCCTCCGCTGTCGTGACCCTTGTGTCTAATCCAGATATGGCCGTTGCGTTAGCCGACACACCTGTAGAGCCATCATTAACCGTTGTCTCTAACGCTGTGATATCCGAGCTATTAGTTGTGATGCTACCTTCTGCGGTAGTGACTCTCGTAGTCAGTGCTGTAATGGCAGAGGCATTAGTTGTGATGTCGCCTTCTGCCGAGGTCATATCTGACTGAAGCGTAGTCACATCGCTGGACAGGCTGGTGATTGAGCCTTCTGCGCTAGTAACCCGAGTGTCTAAAGAACTAACCGCAGAGGCATTAGCCGCGACACCAGTGCCAGCGTCATTGACCGTGGACTCTAGTGCAGTGATATCTGTTGCGTTGGTAGTAATGTCACCTTCGGCAGTTGTCACCCTAGTCGTCAAAGCACTCAACGCATTAGACGTAGCGACAACACCTGTACTCGCATTATTGACTGTGCTTTCTAGCGCCGTAATGTCACTGGCATTGGTTGTGATGTTGCCCTCAGCAGTTGTCATGCGGGTTGTCAGCCCACCGATTGCCGTTGAGTTGCTAGTAATGTCCCCCTCTGCTGTCGTCATGTCCGACTGCAAGGTAGTCACGTCACTGGTGATGCTGGTAATGCTACCCTCTGCCGAGGTGACGCGAGTAGTCAGGCTTGATATCGCTGTAGCGTTTGTCGTGATGTCAGTTTGTGCCGTAGAGATATCTGACTCAGCAGTACTAAGGCTCGACTGTAGTGTCGTGACATCGCTAGACAGTGAGGTAATTGAGTTGCCCTGACTTACTGTGGTCGTATCGAGTGCGCTGATAGCTGTCGAGTTGGCGCTGATGTTTGAGTTTGCTGTATTTAGTCCTGACTGCAATGTCGTAATCGCCGACGCATTACTCGCAATACGCGGGTCAGCCAAACCTACCCACTGACTTCCATCCCAGTAGTAAGGCTCATTGTTGTCGTCTGAGTCATACCATCGAGAGAAATCAGGTATCGGGTCAGGGATGCCGCCAACACCTGCAACAGGCGCTGATGCCTGTACGAAAATATCACTCGTGCCGCTGGTCAAATCGACGACAGTGCTTTCAAGGTTTGACAGGCTGGTCTGTACCGTCGAGATACTGTTATTGAGTGTGGTGTTGCTTTCGTTGACGAATATCGCGACGTCGCCAAGGTTCTGAATGAGTACGTCTTGGCCTGTCTCCAAGTCTAGTACGTCACCCGACTCGACCTGCACGTTTAAGACATCAACTGATTGAGCCGCACCGTTTATCAAAGATGCAACCGATGACTCAATTTCTGTAATGGTTACTGCGCCACTTGCTATCTGGCTTGTGCCAACGGCGTCATCGGCTATCTGGTCAGAGCCAATCGCGTCGTCTGCAATATCACTAGAGGTGGCCAGTAACGATGTTGCGCTAACTTGTGTCGTGTATGCTGATTTATTGCCTGAGAAATCTACAGCGCGCACATGGAAATAGCGCGTGGCTTCGCTTAATCCTGTGGCAATGTACTCCTCACCACCAATTTTTGCTGTAGGCGATGCACTAACAGAGGGCGTCGCGCTAGTTGTTGTGACGTGTACTTCAACGAATGCGAGGTCAATATCGGTCGGATTAGTCCACTCACACGTTATCTGATTAATTCCTGCTGTAAGCGTGACCCCTGTTGGTGCGCTTGGTGCAGTCGTGTCACCATTTAGTGCGCGATTAATGATGCTCGTGCCAGTGCTTTTTACGCCGATAAGGTTCTGCGCTTGCACTAAAAAGTCATAATTGCTTGAAAGGTCTAAGCCTTCAAGCAGTGCCCGTGTCTGACGTGTCTGAACCTCGAAGTATTCTGTCGTGCCGTTCTTGTTGTAGCGAACAGTATAGAACTCGATGAAGGCGTCATCTGGCTCTGTCCACGTTAGCTCAATCGTCGATTTTAAGCGACCATCGGGGCCGCGTAAGCCAATCTCTGTCCCTGTCAAATTCGTGACGTTATCGACCGTTCTGCCGTCGTATAAGTCCAGTTCACCGCCAGATAAGAAGTCCTCTTCGTCGGATGTACTCCAATCGTAAACCGCAGAGGCTGTCTCAATACAAGTGAGGTTGACGCCTAGCGAGCCGCCATCAGCAATAGCCAATGCGTAGTCGATGACCTCAAACACTTTAGAGCTATACCCGAGGCGCTCATTAGTGACGTTAATTGTGTCACCGACCTTAACGCGTAAGCCCTTGAGGTTGACCGCCATTGTAATGACGACCTGCTGACGTGACTTTAGTAGCGCAATCTTAGCGAGCCGCTGTGCCTGTGTGTTGTTAGTAACAAACGGCAGAGGCATATCAAGGTATACAGGGTCGCCGTCTTCTGTGGCGTATGTAGAGCTAATCTGAGCAGGGTAATCCAATACCTTATAGTTCTTCTCCTCAGATACGAATATGCCCTTAACGCCGTTATAGATGCCTCTGCGCGACTGTTTAGTCTGCGTCTGTACGTCCGATATGCAGTCAGCCTCGTCAAACGTAACTGTCGGCGTCTTGTACTCAGCACCCTCGACAAAATACTTGCCGCCCGAATAGGTAATCTTGCCGCCCATAGCAGACAGCATTTCCTCAATGTTGGCTTTTATTTGATTGGCAGTATCTATGACGCCGTTCAGTCTATAGCGGTCTTGTGTGCCGCCACCGTCTAGCGATATTGACTCCTCACAAAGGTCAGCCGCCGCCTCCAACGTCGTCGTGTCGATTAGCGTGTAGTCCTCTGCAAGCCCGTAGGAATTAACCAAATAATCACGAACGCATAGGGCAGGGTTTTGTGAGTACGTCCACGTCGTGGAATCTGTGGCGCTCTGACTGCCTACGCGAGGGTCGTAGACCTTTTTGCCTTTCAGTACCGCACTGATGTTAGGCACACCCTGCGGGAATTTGTCGGTGTCCCACTCAAGCCTGAAGGCGATATAGGCAATGCCTGATAGCTTGTGGTCAGTAGTCCACTGTACGTTTGAGTTTACGAGGTCAGTTGAGGCTGTCTGTGTAGCAGTACCGTACTTGCGGTCTATAGTGACATAAGTACCCCAATCACTTTGGAAGCCGCCACTCAGCGTCCATACTTTTTTGTCGTTAAACCAAATCTCTTCGTAGCTTTCTATCTCGTGACTAGCAAACGCAATGGCAAGGTGCAGATATTTGTTGTCATCACCTGAATGCGAGATAAAGACGACTTGACCACCAACGCGCATTTGTCCGTAGACGAGCTGACGCGAGCCAGCAGGATTACGTGTCGTCTGTGTGATGCCTCGAAGCTGTGCGCCTAGATTAGGTTTTGGCCCTAATGCGCGTGAGACTGCGGATAGACCTGCGCCGATTGCGAACGCTTTCAGTCCTACAGTGCTGAACAACGCGGCAAAAAAACTACCCGATGCCGCCGCCGCCGCGCTTACTGCTGAAATTAACCCCGCGACCGCAGAAATTGCCATAGTATTACCCTAGAACTTTGCTAAATACCGTCTCTATTTCCGTAAAGCCGAGGCGTTCCATAATCGGGTCGAATGGCTGATGCGTCTTGGTGTTGACGTGTAGCTTGGTCACACCTTCTGCTTGTAGAGACTCCATAGCGAATTTTACCAGCTTTAGGCCAGTCAATCCCCTACGCGCTGACTTTCGCAAGAAGATGATGTCGTTGTTAGCAAACAAGTGGTCTTTGTAGTGCAGTGAGCGGCTGACCAAAATGACAAAATAGCCCATGAGCTTGTCGTCTTTTCTAGCAGTAAATATGCGCAAAGCATTTAGCTCATCAAGTCTTGCGTACTCACGCCAGTCAGGATTTAGCTTGATAGTCTCTTTGTTTAGAGCTATCTCTTCCCAGTGGTCTTGAAGCAGTGGCTCAATCTCACGCCGTACCTTCGCTAAGTTTTCTAGTGCAAAATCCATAGCGTCTCCTTAGTGACGATGCGTATTTGCGCCGTCTTCGTCTCCATCTTGCCCATGCCCACGACCGCCCCCAGTCGCAACTGTATTTCTTCCCCAGATGATTTCCTTCTCTGCCATCTCCGCGACAAACTCCAAGCCTTTATCGGTTGGGTAATCAATTTTTTGGTCTTCGGCTGTGTAACGTCTGACGCGGGTGCGCTCAAACTCGATCAAGCGGTTTTCAACTGTCACCTGTATGGTCGCAGTCTCGCCACCATCGTTAATGACCATCGTATCCATGAAGCCACTAAAGACGACAACAGGGTCAGAGATAACACCATTCGCCGCATCCATAGCGCCGAGCAATACTTTCAACTCGCGCCCCTGATAGTCCTCGTCACGGGCTTTTGCAAGTAAGGGGCTAGTGACACCTGAGAGGGTGACGGTAATGCCGTTGGCTGATAGCTCTGATGTCTCTGCAATCTCGCCAATGCTAAGTAGCGAACCCGCACCGACGTAATCTACGCTGTCTACTGTAAGGTCGCCAATGCCGCTCCAGAGGTTAAGATTCCCTGAGTCGAATGCACACTGTACTAGAGTTATAGGGCGTACAAGGTCGGCGATAACTGCCGACTGCATCCCCGTGGTTAATGACCTGCTCATATAGCCTCAACGCAAGCAAAAGTGAAACCGTACAAACTAGCCTGATTGATGTTCCATGCAATCTCATTACTAGCTAGTCGCCATGTGCCTACGGGCAAAGTGAAGTCCAAAGTGGTTGATGTAGATATAGCAGTGCGGAGCGGTGGCATTATATCAATGCTCGATGCTGTTGTGTCGGTCACGATGTACAAAGCGCCACCTATTTCAAAGTAATCACCAGCAACTGCACCTGTCGTTGTACCCGTTACAGTCGTAGCTCCCTTTGTGCCTGCCGTAATCGTCCCTGTAGCGGTTGTATTGTGTAAGGGGTTGCCAAGGGTAAAGGTATTCGCCTGACCCCGTAGAGCGGCAAAGAAGCCCTCCACCTGCTTTGCGTCACTGCGCTTAAGTGGTGGTAATGTGACCTCTGCTTCCCACCTAACACCCTGATGCTGATAAGTCTGTTGGTCATAGGTAAACGGTGAGGTACTTATTGACGTCGCCGACCTAAGCCGCATCGTCATGCTTTGTATGCCTACATTAGGAAATGCCGCCATTACGCCGTCCCCATTGCTCTGCTGAATGAACCGCCTCGCATTCTAGCATCAGCGACTGCTGACTTGGCCGCGTTGCTAATCTGTGGCAGTAGGTTAGCAATCTCAGCACGTACGGTTTGCTGTACGCCTGTAGTGACGTTGATTGTCTGATTAACTACGACACCGCCGCCGCCAAGCTGGTCATTAGGTACGACTCGCCCTGTGGTGCTTGGCACAAATATTTCTGGGCCTTTCTCTCCCACAAGGTACGGATTACCCCCAGTCGCAACACCACCCCTAGCCAATTCACCAGTCACAGAGCCACCGCCGCCCGTAGGTGCTGGTGTGCTACCGCCGCTGAATGCGCCAGATATAGCACCAAATGCCGCGTCAACGATGTACTTCTGAATGAGCATTTGAATGAGGCTGTCGATGACTGACTTAGCCATAGACTTAATTGCATCGCTGAATTTCTTAGCACCAGTAATTGCGTCAGTAAACGCCTTACCTAAACCCGTTATTGCTTGGTCGCTCAACTTCTCTAGTTGTGGTGTTAAGTCACCAGCCAAGTCTCTCGTGCGCTTGAGGTTTTCGATAAACGTTTCGAGTGCTGTTGGCACAGTAATGTTAGATAGTGCCTCGCCTGTAGCCGTTGCGTCATTAGCAGTTTCTCTCACAACACCTGCAACTAGGCGCAATCCGTTGTACGTACTACTAAAGTCTATCTCGCCGATTTTCTCTAACTGTGTACGCGTAAATTCGATTGGCTCTAAATCGAAAGCCTCAAAGTTGAAAACCTCGGCAAAGCCCAGCTTTTGCAGTGCTGTGTCTATCAGCTTAGTGCCTTGCACCAACACGTTTAGCTTGCGCTTAATGCCGTTAATCAAAACATCAAAAGCCGCGCCGATAACGTCAAACACTGGCATGACAAAATTAGCGGCTGTGATAACAGCATTGAATGCTAATCGTGCCGCCTTAGCAAAACGCTCAAAGTTATGGATAGTCGCGGCAATAAACTCAATGAAGTTAGCCGCCGCGTTGATAGCAAATTCTCTGACGCCACCCTCTGACTGAAATAGCTGACTAGAGAAGTTCGTTAGTTCATCTGCCGCAAATTTAATCGCTGGTGCAAGTGCGGCTGTGAACTGTGCGACTAAGCCTTTGGATACTGCAAAAAAGCGTGTCATTGCATCGTTAGCATTCTCAACGCCTTTAGCCGCGTCAGCCGTCATCACAACGCCAAGCGATTGCGCCTCGCCAAGCATTTCGTCTAATGCACCTCTGCCCTGCGACAACGTGTTTACGAGGGCCGCGCCCTCAGAATCAAACAACTTAAATGCTAAACGTAAGCGGTCAGACTCGTTAGTCACACCCTCAAACGCTTCTGCAAGCACTAGCATGCGTTGGTCAAGAGGTAGCCGCACAAGCTCACGTGCGTCTACGTTTAACTCACGCAATGCGCCTTTAGCCTCACCAGTACCGACGGCCGCCTCTGACGCTCTACGTGTGAATCGCTGTAGCGCCATGTTCATCGTGTTGACTTCGACGCCCGTTAGTTGCCCCGCGTATTGCAGGGCGCTTAGGGCTTCGGTCGTCGTCCCTATTTTCGATGCTGTTTTGGCTAGTGCATCAGTAGACTTGAGTGACTGACTGATAAGCAGACCTAGACCGCCAGCGCCTACAGCGCCAGCAAGTGCAGTCTTAAAGTTAAAGAATACTTTGGAGAGTTTGCCAAAGGCGGCTTTGATTCCGCGCAAGGCTTTCTGCGTTTGGTCAAACGCTTTGATTACAATGCTTACAGACTCAGTTGCCATCCTTCGACTCGCTCATGATTTTGAAGTAAGCGAGCCACTCGTGGAACTCAGTAACCGATATCTGCTCGACTTCTTCGATAGTCTTATGTAGGCGGTCAGCTAGTGCAATGAGATTTAACCTAGACTGACCGCTCCTCAGTTTTTTTCGACATCCTCAATCGACTCGATCGTGCCAAACATCTCATTGGCAATACCCGAGACAACCGTTGTCTCTTCCCCCATTAAATCCAGCTTGTCCTCAGCAGAGGTAAACAGCTTATCGCCGTCCTTGCTTTCTGCCTTCATGACAATCAAGTCAACCATTGCGGCGATGCTAGGGTTCTGCATTACCTGCGGATGACGCTTCTGTAACTCGTTGAGGTCGTAGCAGGTGAGCGGACGACAATAAAGGCTGAATGGCCCCTCATCGTCTGCCCACTCTACTACGTCGATTTTACGGCGAGACTGCTTACGTCGCGCACGTAACTCTTTAGCGAGTCCCATTAGTTAGTCGCTTCTGTGATTGCACCTGATACCTGCACAGAGAATGAAGCCTCTACCAGACCGTCATACGATGCAGAGATAGTCTTAGCAGTCACAATGCCAGCACCGCCGTAATACTTCTCGCCAGTACCTGTGCCTGTAGGGTGAATCTCCCAGTCGATAGCCGCGCCAGAATCTAGCACCAAGTGCTGTGCGTCTGCGTCGTCCCACAATGCGTCGATAGTCAAAGTGGCATCGGTTAGGCTAGACAGGTATGACTTAACTGAGTCACCCATTACAGTGTCCTCAATAGTGTCAGCCGTCTCATCAATAGAGTACGAGCGAACCTCGCCAACTGCTGTCTCTGTTCCACCACTAGCGGCAACTTTTACTGAACCGCTTGAGCCTTTATGTGTAGCCATGAATTTTCTCCTTTACGCGTCGCCGCGTGTGTATGAATAAAGAATCTGAACGGTAACGATAACGCCGCCAATGGGGTCTATTGTACCATCATCCACCTCAACGCTAATAACCTGCGTATCTATAGCGTGACCGCCACGCGTCCTATCCTCGTCGAGTTTTTCGTCGATAGCCTCCGCGATTTGATTGCGGGCTGTGTCGATGTTCTTGTGCTTAACAAAGCAAATCAGTTCGTAGTCGATAGTGCCATGCCGACTGGTGGCACTTCCGCCCATGCTCGCATCCTCACGCGTCTCATTCGCTGTGCGTACTAGTATGGCGGGAAACTGTGCGTTAGACAGCTTGTCAAAATCAAACGGCTCACGCGTCACCTTTTTCACGTTAGGCGTAGAGATAGCTGACAGTGCCGTCACAATATTGGCGGCTATGTTTTCTCTCACGCTCATAGTTTAAGCCCTTTAAAGTAAACGTCACGGATAGCGCGTGTGTCGCTCTTGTTAAGTCCAAAGAATGGTCGCTTGCGGTTATTCATTGCCGCTTTCTTAGACTCTGCTCTGCTATCAAAGTAAATCAAGCCATCTTGACCACGCAAGCCTGATTGCATCGACTTACGCATTCTGCCTGTGAATATTAGCGTGACCTTATCAACGGGCCTGCCTTTCTTCTTACGAAATGCCGCATAGGTATCAGTGTAGCCTTTGAATGGTTGATCGTTCTTGTCGATGCCTTGGCTAGTGCGCTTCTGTATGCGGTTTAAACCTTCAGCCGCCGCCCTGCGCATCGCTCGCTTGTGGTTCTTAGTAAACGTGCGACCTAGCTTCTCCACCATCTTACGAAGGTCACGCGGCTTTGTGTCGATGCTTACAGTAATCATCGGTCTAGGCGGTTAAGGGCTACAGGCTCTTTTTCTTTGTCGGTGACAGTACCGTCGTTATCTGCATCGTACTCGACACCATCTTGGAATACTGCGTCTAACTCCTCGCCATAACGCGCCTTGTAGAAATCAATCATCTGCAAAAAGCGGTCGTCATCAACCCAGTTAGTTAGTTGGGGTAGTGCATACTTCCATAGCACGAGATAAGAGTTGGCGCGTGTCCACTGCGACTCAGTTAGATAGCTTGCGACCATCTCGCCCTGTATGCCTTTGCGGTGCCACCAGCGATTGCGTATCTCACGCTCTATGTCTGCTTGCGCTCTATGATGCTCATCGCTAAATGATGTAATGCCAAAATCTAGGATATCAGGAACCAATTCGACTAGATTACTGTCTTCACTAAATGCCATCTATCTCACCATTTCACTTTTGCCGCCCAGTACACAGGGTCGAGCGGTGTTGCATTGCGTAGGTTTTTCTCGTGTCTTGCGTACCAAGCCGCTCGCATTGCTTTGTCGCGGGCTGACTCACCGTCTCGTGGTGGGTAGCTTTTCGCGCCTTGAGCGCCGAACCTAACTAGCTTAATAACGCCTTTGTAGCGAGCCAATACCGCATGTGACTTATTGGGATGGCGTGGCGTTCGCTTTGCCACGTTGTAATCCTCAAACCGTTCACCGCGATAAGTGACTGCCATATAAACCTCAGAGTAAAGCGGCCCCGAAGGGCCGCATACATCTTAGAGTGTAGC